TTTTGTCCGCTACTCATTTGAATTGACACTCCACCATAATTTCTGTCATTGCTGCTAGTAGATTGATCTCCTGATCAGCAACAAATGCTATTTGATACTGATACTTTGCGATGATCAATACAGCAGCGGGTATACTACTTGGTTCTAACTTAGCATACAATGAATCGTATAGACTACGTAGTATAATATTAGGATCGTTGTCTAAGTTATCAACAACCCACTGTCTAACATTACTATAGTCTTTCCTTGATAGGAAATCAACTAACTTATCAATGTTAGTATCAATCATAGCAGATAATATGCCTGTGTCAATAGACCCAGAACTAGCATACCTCTGACACTCATTCAATACTCTTCTCCAATCAGGGAAGTATCTTTGTATGAGTTCTGCTACTACCTTCTTCTCATATATTACATTCTCTTCTTCTAATATATTATTCAACCTACCAAAGAAAGATGCCATGATCTGTGGTTTCTCATCTTTCTGTATACCAAACTCTATACAACTACACCTTGAGTGTATAGGTTCTATTATCTTATTCTTGAAGTTACAAGTGAATACGAACGAACAAGTCTTATGAAATTCCTCAATGAATCCACGGAGGAGAAGTTGTACGTCGTGAGTGGTATTGTCTGCCTCATCAATAATAATGACCTTGCGTGAGGATCCACCCAAGAGGGAAACAGTTGATGCAAAGTTTTTCGCTTGACTCCTGACGGTATCAAGGAACCTGCCTTCGTCAGATCCGTTAATAACATAACTGTCTACTCCTAATTGTTTACATAAAGCTTTTGCTACGGTAGTCTTACCGATCCCTGCTGTTCCAGACAGCAATAGATTAGGTACCTGACCCTGATCTACTATCTGTTGGAAGGTATCCTTAATACGTGAGGGTAGGATACAATCTTCAATCTTCTGTGGACGATACTTCTCGACCCAAAGAAATTCACTCATGATAAAACCGTGTTAATTAAGATCCGAGTTTGATGCTCGGAGGGGGAGTATCCTGTATGGAGATAGTTCCCATCAAATAGTACCATACGTCCTGCCTTGGGAGCAACCCTCTCCTTAATAGGGAGGTTGTTTGTCTCAAGATATGTTTCTGCCCACTTAGTTTTGTGGTCATAGATTACTGTGTCTCCATCACTGTCATTAACATATACTATACACGCTACGTGCGGTTGATCTATGTCAATGTGAGGAGGATGTAAGTATCTATCGTGTAGAACTGTCATGTCTAGTCTACACCTCAGAATGTGATCTGCCTTTGCTATATCTTTGATACGATATATCAGAGGTTGTATCAGTGTTGCTATAGGAGTCTCTTCAAACTTATCTGGTTGCCATGGTGGTACTAAACCAATAGAAAAACCGAAGTCTTCTATCAAAGCATTGTCATATTCAGAAAGAGATTGCGACCCTTGAAAGTACCATGGGGTACTAGCAGGATCACACGCACTCTGTATAGCTTCTAGGTATGATGGCGATACGAAATCATCGTAGATCGCTAGATCAATTTTCCTCATAGGTTGAGTCAGGTTCTAGAGCGATAAGGTATACAACTCCATCGGATGATACCCACTGACTAGCACCAGACTTACTGATCCTCACATTGTAACCTGTGTTAGCGTTACTATAATCTAGTTTAAATATATTTTCTGACTTAAGGTTGAAAGAGAATGAAGCATCAGTATTACCTACACCTATAGAGTATGTGTTAGAGGATGCGTTCTCTCTGTCTCTGATCTCAACAGATACAGTTCCATTCTTACCTACGATAGCAATGTCTTCTAGATGACCATAGATTGATAGAGCAGTTCTAATTCTATTAAGATCACCAATACTTAAATCAAACTCACATTCTATACTAGGCAACTCTGGAAACTCAGCAGGAGGTTGCTGTACGATAGAAGGATCAGCAAAGAAATATTTTGCCTGTGTTCTATCTGTCTTGACAGTAACGTATGCTTCATTGTCAAAGATAAGATCTCCTTGGTTATCAGTAAGACTCATAACTTTAAGGAACTCGTCTAGATCATAGATAGCAAAATCCTGTGGGAATGTTTCCTCAACAGGTGTCTTAGCAAGAACGTTCTTTTGTATTGATAAAGAAGATAGTTCATTGCCTTCTTTAAATTGAATCGACCTGTTGATCTTAGACATGTTGGTCAAGATTCTAATGGTACGATCAGATAATTTCATTGGTGTTTGTGTGCTCACGTTTTCTAGAAAAATGATATAGTAGGACGCAGTAATGGATTGCCTTTAAGATGTCACTCTCTGGAAATCCTTTCTTATCATATCGTGCCAGATACTTAATAGCATTTGAACGACAGAACGCAGGAGCGTCACCCACTGCGTCAATAAGATCTAATGTTTGTATGCCATCAGCACTTGAATAATGTTTAGCATATGTACTCCTGATATAGTCAACAGCACTACTGAGGATATCATCCTCATTGTACTTACAGGGAACAGGAGGAGATTTACTCTCCACCTGTTTCTCGAAACTGTTCAGTGAGTCTGCTAGCATTTCGTTTGCTGACTTTAACTCATGTTCCATGTTACTCCTTTTCTTTTCCTTTGTCAACCTCGAACTGTACATCAGCATCAACCTTGTCATATAACTCAGAGAACGCTTGCTTAGTCTCGTCATCAAATCTATTGATACAAGTAGAGATTGCTTTTGCTTTATCGTTAAAGATAGCATATGCTTTAGCGATGTGTACAAGTCTACGTGTTGAGATAACCTCGTCAATACCACCATCCTTGAATGTTCTACGGATGATGTCTGCCCAATCACATAGGTGCTTGATGTAGTTCTTATCTTCACAGTGGAAGGCAAGTATCTTTGCTTCGGTTACAGGTGTAGGATACTCCTGCTCGAATGTGATAGGGAATCTCTCAAGGAATGCTTCGTTCAATACGTTAGTACCTACGAATCTTCCGTCATCAGATCCTTTACCTTTTGTGTTAGCAGTAGCGATCACTGTGAATCCTGCTGCGGGTCTTACATACCTACCGATCTTCTTAAGGAAGACACCCTTGCCTTCTAAGATAGATTGTAGACATAGTACCTTGTTAGATGCTAGGTCTACCTCGTCAAGTAATAGAACAGCACCCTTCTCAAGTGCTTCTATGACAGGACCGTTATGCCAAACAGTGTCCCCATCAACAAGACGAAAACCACCAATAAGATCATCTTCATCGGTTTCAATAGTAATGTTTACACGGATTAACTCACGATTCAACTGAGCACATGCTTGCTCAACTGAATAAGTCTTACCGTTACCAGATAGACCAGTGATAAACATAGGGTAGAACTGCTTAGATCTCAAGACTTTCTTGACATCGTTGAAGTTACCGAATGGTACGAACTCAGCGTCCTTAACTGGAACTAAGTTCTGTACAACTCCCTGCTCTGTTTTTAGTGTAGCACATGTTGTTGGAGTTGTCGATGGTGACGCAACAAATGTGTCCTCTAGTGCTTGTCTTTGTGAAGCAAGAGACGCAAGGTTCCACTGACCTTTAGTGTTAGGTACTTTATATTTTTTGAGTTGCTTTGCGATAGTAGAGTAACGGATACCTACCTCTGCGATGTACTCGTTGACTTGAGCAGATGATACGTTGTTACCGTAACGTGCTTGAAGTTCTTGTGCTCTGTTTTTAGAAGACATAATACTGTGTGAATTGCTTATGTATTAATAATATAGCCTCAAGCACCACTTGTGAAGCTATTGTGGACACTTATTTTATTGTCACATCTGACCCACCATAGTGACCAAACTTGCCACGTATGAAAACATCAAAAGCTACTGCGTATCTGACTTGATCTGTCTTATTCTTTTCTACGTTATGTATAACCTGACTAGGGAAAACTAAGATCATACCGTTCTCAGGTTTAACTCTCCAACTCTGCTGTGTATATTGATTAAAATAATTTACATCAGGTGTAAGGGTGGTCATGAAACAGTTAGTTGAATGTTGACCCTTCTCTATCACTAGGTCACCACTATTCTCACTCACATCTAGGTAGTATATACCTGAGAATACACTGTTCATATGACAATGATTTTGTGCCCAGTCGTTAGGCATATGTTTGATACCCCATGCCCTACACACATCAATATAAACGTAGTCAGATACCTTTAGATGCCCATAGGCAAAGTACTTTACAGCATCAGATATCTCATGCTTAAGTGAACGTAACTCTGGGTGTGAAAATATATCTCTATCTCTACTAATATATCCATTGTCCATCGCTGTGCGATCATAATTTAAGGTCTTTACATATTCCAACCACCCCTCCTTCAGAGGTATTTCACTCTGGAAGACAGGGGTGGGGAACAGACTATGTACCTGTGGTTTCATGCTATAACTGAGATGAACTCATTCAATATTCTCTTGGATGATGTCTTACCTTTTTGTGACTTCTTGAATGCTCTAGAGATGTCTTGCTTACGTGCGTCTTCTTTGACCTCAAAAGCATTGTCAGAGTCATCCATTACTGTTGTCTGTATGTATAAGGATCTGGTGTATGCTGAGTTGAAGTTGATGTAAGACTTGTGCTTTCTCCACTCTGCCTTTACCTTCTCCTTAGTATCGAAGTCCATGTCCCATGTAACTCTGTTGAACTCATGACCAGAGCATAGTCTGATAGAGATAACGTTAGTGTTAGGGAAGTGATCCTTTAGGTTCTGAACAAAGATATCTGTGTGACTAGAACCATAGTAGTCGTAACCGAATGTAGGATAGATTCTACCTACCTTTCTGTCACGTAACTGACAATCAGCGATGTTACCTGATACAAGTTTGTCGTAGTCATAGTGACCCCACTTCTTGTTTCTCATGATGTATGAACCTTCTCCGTCAGTTAGGTTGATGATGTGTGACTTCTCTACCTTGTTTTGCTTGACGAACTGAGGAAGAATCTGTCTCATTGAGATGATTGCTTCGTTAAGTGGTGTACCTGATAGGTATAACTTGTAAGGTACATTGTAACGTGAATGTCTATATGTCATGCTGTAAGCAAGTCTGAACATATACTTCATAACCTTGTCTAGTTCCTTAGTCTTGAGTTGACTAGAAGCAAAGTTGATCATGTTGAATCCTTCGATGATAACTTCATTCTCGATAGGGTTGTCAACTCTTTGTGAGTCAGCACGATCCCACTCATTAGTGAAAGCATATACCTCGAATGGGATACCTGTCTTCTTACAGAACTGAACTAGGTTTAGTAACTGCTTCATAGTATTGAAGAGTACGTTAGACATAGAACCAGACCAATCTAGGTTAAAGATTAGACCGTGGTTCTTACCATCAGGTGTTACTGCGATCTTCTTGAAGATGTCATCGTTGTACTTGTACTGGAAAAGCTTTGATGTGTTAAGAACACCTGTCTTAGACACTGTTGTACGTGCGTATGCTGAAGCACTCTTCTTCATCTCGAACTCTTTAACGAGATAGTTGACTTCCTTTGTTGATTGTGTCTTATACTTTCTCCACTCTGCGTCTATCTCTGCGAACTCGAAGTGCTCATGCTCTGTCCAGTAGTCCTCAAGACACTTAACCCATGTGTCAGGTGTAACGATAGTCTTCTCTAGATTGATCTCTGGAAGAGTAACATATGTGATAGGAGCAGACTCGGTGTCAACAAGGTTTTGGATTGATTCTTCTAGGATTGAATCTGTAACTGCTTCCAAGTCATCGCCATAAGTCTTACCACTCGTAGCACCCTTTCCTGTAGGTTGTGCGGGTGAGGGAGCATCCTTTGATGACTCCTCAGACTTTTGACCGCCTTCTTGTTCTGCCTTGGTAGGTGCTTCTGTTCCCTGCTCGTTAGATTCTTCTTTTGATTCTGTTGGTTCCTGCTGTGAGGATTGGATCTTGTCACCACTACCTTGTTGAGGTAACTCTATAGGAGTACCTTCTGTTGCTTCGGTCTGGGAGGTTGATTCCGAGACCTGTTCCTTCTGATATTTAGCGATACGTCTTGCTAAGTCCTTAACTTGGTCAAATGTCTCAACAACAGCACACTCGTCTCTGAATGCTATCTCTTGAGCATTGTTGAATGGGATGTCCCAGAATGAACCGACCTTATAGAATAGGTTGATGCGGTCAATGAGAGCAAACTCTTCTAGGTCACGGAACTGTAGTTGAAAGAAGTCTTTCTTGTTGATATCTTTGTAACCATTGTAGAATGTCTTAACGATTCCTGCGTATCTACGCTTCATTAACTTCTCGATACGTACATCTTCTACAACATTGACATATGATAGAGGAATCTCGTTTACGAAGTCCCACTCGTTAGGTGTGTATAGTGCGTGACCTACCTCATGAGCGATAAGCATGTCGATGACAGATGCTTCTGCCTTCTCCCACATTGGAAGTGTTAAGATACGCTTTTCTACATCAAATTGTGCTGTTTCTACCTG